ATAGTATCTAGAAAACTCACAAATCCAGAAAGGTACAAACTTTGGTTTTCTAACAACTACCAGACAGGGATGGAATATAATGAATCTAATATGCCTGATTTTAGTGATAGTTACTATGAACCAACACCAACCAAACTAATCACAATAACATACAACGATAAAACAATAGAAAGTTATGAGTAAAAAAATCAAAAAAGGAAATCTGAATTATGACCAATCAGGTAGAGCATACCCTGATAATCCACAAATAAAAGAAAATTGGGATTGTATTTGGGAAAATAATGGTAAACATTATAGGCTAGTTGGTGATGAAACACATAAGGAATGGGAAAAAATTGACATAACACCAGTGGATGAAATTGACATAACATCAGTACCCGAAGTAGTTGCTGACACAAGACGAGTTTGTGAGATACGATTTGATTGTATGGTAACAATGCATGATGTTGCTTATAGAACATATAAGGGAATGTGGGGGCAAGAAAAACAATCCAAAACACCTCAATGGTTTAAAGCCAATCATATTCTAACATTAGAAACGGTTAAACATGCCGACCCATACGAGTTGGGAATGAGAATTAAAGAAATGTTTCATCAATTAGAAAAAACAATAGAAAGTTATGAATAAAGAACAACAAGAATTATTGGATGAGGCTTATCGGAAATATTCTAAGATTGCAAATTCTGTAGAAGAACCCGATTATGAAATCCACGTTGATGACCCCCATCAAAATTGCACAAGGTTGATGACTACGGATGAATTCATCAACAAATGTAAAACCGATACAGAGTTCTCCCAAAGGTGGGGATTAAAGATTGAGGAACGAGAGTTGAGTTTACTAGAAAGATATGAACTGATGAAAAAATTAGATAATTGGGTGTCGGTTCACTACAAAGAGCCTAAGACAATGGAGTATATGGATAAACATAATATCCCAACCAAACTAATCACAGTAACATATAAAAATAAAACAATAGAAAGTTATGAGTAAAAGAATTTATAAAACTTGGGAAGACATATACCCACTAACACTTATCAATCTTAGATATAAAGGATATATTGCATTTAATGCTGAAGAAGATTCAGGATTTGTTCAAAACGTAAATACAGAAGAAGTAAGTTACGAACTTGAAGCTTGGTTGGAAAGAAATGTTGACCCCTGTCCTTACGGTGTAGGCGATACAATTATGGATGCGATGAACAATTTATTAGAATCAATGAATAAACAATAGAAAGTTATGAAGGGAATATTAACAAGGAATGAAGATGGTATTTGGACGGTAAAATGGTCTGATTTACATTCATTCGGTCACGGAACGCATTGGTCTTATACAGAACTATCTAATGATAGTAATTCAATCAAGTACATTGAAGATGGTGAAATTAAATATAACGTACTTAAAGAAGGTTTGGAAGTTGATTTCGAAATTATAACATCAGGATACGATAGGGTAAACTTTACACCAAATAATTCAGCTAAACTTATATTCCCAGAAGTTGATATTTTTGAAAAAGAAGGTTATATTAAAGAGTATGTTAAAGAAGGTGGTGTCCTATGGTCAATATACAAGATATCAACTATTAGGGATGGTGGTACAATTATGTTAATAAGACCACCACAAAGTAAATTAAACCCAATTTATATTCATAAAGATTATTGGACATTACATGATGGTTATCCAACAACGGATGAAAATCTAATAACTAATACAAATGAACAATATTACATAATAGATAGGTTACAAAAATATAAAAGAGATTGTGAATTTAATTTACGACAAATTAAAGATATTATAGAAAAAATAAAGTTATGAATAAAGAAATAATAAAAAATAAATTTGGTGATGAATCCGTGTGGAATCAACCAGAATTAGCTGAAGGATTTGATAAATTTATTAAGGAAAAAACATCTCCCATAGGTGAGGGAAATGACCCGTGGAACTACAATATTCCATTAAATGAATTAAACATTAATATAACAAAAGTAGAACACCCTACGTTTGAATACAATGGACGAGCATTCCATTGTCAAATTAGAAAAGCACCTCTGTTAAGAATTCATAATTTAGATGAAAACTTTTCAAATCTTACAGATAATTCTAGAATAAAAAAAGAGTTGGAGGATTTTATAAATGATAACTTCACCCATATCTACCAAGTTTTTGAGGAGAGATTATTGTCCTTTGTTGGTGATAATAGAGTGATGAACGAAATCATATATGTCGTTAGAGGAACTAAAATAATTTAATTATGAACAATTTAGATAAAAAATACATAACACTCCTACAAGACATACTTGATAATGGAGTTGAAAAGAAAGACAGGAACTTAATAAAAAAATAAGATAGTAGATTTTTATACATAAAAGAATATTATGATAATCTACAAAACGACTAACAAATTGAACGGTAAAATTTATATCGGTCAAGATAAAAATAACAATCCTTATTATTTTGGAAGTGGTAAGAAACTACAAAGAGCAATACACAAGTATGGTAAAGAAAATTTCATAAAAGAAATTTTGGAAGAGTGTAAAAACGAAGACCATATGAATGAGCGTGAAATTTATTGGATATCGTTTTATAAAAGTCAAGATAGAAAATTTGGTTATAATATAAGTGAGGGTGGAAAAGAAGGTGATAGGAAAATAGGTCAAGATATTGCTAGAGGGGGGATTTACAATTATTGGTTGGCGAAGTACGGTAAAGAAGAAGCCGATAGGAGACATTTAGAATGGAGATTGAAAATATCACAATATCAACAGTATAAACTGGAGAATGGGTGGGGACATACTGACGAATCTAAAGAAAAAATATCTTCAGCAGGTAAGGGTAGAAAATTATCCGAAGAGGTTAAAAATAAATTGAGAAAACCAAAACCTGAAGGGTTTTCAGAAAAATTATCAAAAGCAAAAAAAGGTGTTTCATTGGGACCGTCAAAAAAAAGATTACAAGTTGAGCAGTTTGACTTGAATGGTAATTTTATTTATACTTGGGACAGTATCAGTAATGCAGAAAAACAATTAAAAATATTCAATATAACCGCAGTTTGTAAAGGAAACCAAGAAACGGCTGGTGGGTATAAATGGAAATACAAAACAAAAGAAAATGAATAAATTAGATTTAGATTACCAAAATTTACTAAAAGATATTTTAGAAAACGGAGTAAAAAAAGAAACAAGAAATGGTGGAACTCTATCAGTATTCGGTAGACAAATCCGTCATTCTATGAAAGACGGATTTCCACTTTTAACTACCAAAAAAATGTATTTCAAAGGAATTGTAACTGAATTGTTATGGTTCCTACGCGGTGATACAAACATCAAGTTCCTTGTTGATAATGATTGTCATATTTGGGATGGTGATGCGTATAAGAACTTTGAAAAGAGATATTATAAAGAGATTTTTAATTATGAAACGGGTTCTCATAATAGATTAATGAGTTTAGATGAATTCATACTCAATATCAAAACAGATGCAGAGTTTGCTAAGAAGTGGGGTGAACTCGGGCCCGTGTATGGTAAGCAATGGAGGGATTGGAATGGAAAATGGAAATTAACAGAAGATGATAATTCTAATTTTGAAAAATGGAGACAAAATTTAGATAGAAAAGGTATAGACCAAATCGCAAACTCAATCAATCTACTTAAAACAGACCCAGATTCAAGACGTAATAGAGTTAATGCTTGGAACGTTGGTGAATTAGACCAAATGGTTCTTCCTCCTTGTCATACTGATTTTCAATTTTTTACAAGAGAGTTGAGTTTACTAGAAAGATATGAACTGATGAAAAAATTAGATAATTGGGTGTCGGTTCACTACAAAGAGCCTAAGACAATGGAGTATATGGATAAACATAATATCCCAACCAGAGCAATCTCTTTAATGTGGAATCAACGTTCAGTAGATACACCACTTGGCTTACCATTCAATATAGCAAGTTACGGGTTATTATTAGAAATCATCGCAAAGGAGGTTAATATGGTGCCTGATGAACTCATAGGAAATTTGGGAGATACACACATCTATTTAAATCAAATTGAAGGTATTAAAGAACAATTGACAAGAGAACCATTTGAATTACCTAAAGTTTTAAAAAAGGATGAATACCATTATCTAGCAGATATGGATATTCCATTCTCTGAAAAAATTAATGCATTCAAACCCGATTTTTGGAAATTGGAAAACTACCAATCACACCCATCAATTAAAATTCCGCTCTCAAATTAAAAATGGAAAAATATTACATCAATGTTAAAATTTCTGGCGGAAAATCAGAAATTAGTGAAATTCTAAATCTTTTTGCTAAGATACAATATCTTGGAAATGTCGGTGCGACCCGCACAATTCCGGT